AGGGGCTAAATATATAGCTCCAGAAGTAGTTGATCCTGTACCAGTTGCTCCTCCAAACATAGAATAATATTTAGGTAATCCAGTTGTGTCTTGACCACTTTGACTACCCTCATCACCGGTTAATTCTCCTACATACTCTTGCATGAAAGTTTGATCTCTTCTTTGTAAATAGACTCCTTGTCCAGTACTTGCAGTAGTAGAAGGAAATACTTGAACGGCTCTTACAAATAAACATCCCGCCGGAACATTTATACTATTATAATCTGTTGCTACTTGAGCTTCAGATTGTTTTCTATCTGAATCCATAGGAAGATCATATGCAATTCTATATTCTGCATTTTCTATAAATCTATTTAACACAGCAGCAGTAAAAACGTTACTATCTACTTCAGTATAGTTTCTAATATCTGTCTGTAAGTTTGATAAAGTATATCCAGCCATTATGCTTGTAAAGTTACCGGTCCAACTGAGACTGGATAACCTCCTCCTCCATTTACAACTTGTGTTGCATTTGTGTCAGCACTAAAATGAAACCAGTCCGTACCATTTGCACCGCTAGTATCAGTAGCACCATTAATATATTTACCTACAGTTATAGTGTATCCTGCAGCTTTTGCAATCGTCGTTCCTGTAATTCCACCTATTCCATCAGGAGTTCCATAAACCCCTGCTGCTCCTACAGGACCTCTAAATCTTTTTACATCCGCAGTTGTGTAACCATGTCCAGGTAAATTAACATTAACAATAGGAGAACCTACTTGGTAAGTTTGAAAAGGATTGTTTGGTAAAATATCTAAAACTGCAAATTCTACTCTAGCTGGTTTTGCATGTTGCAAAGCTTGTGGATCAGCGCCCACGGGTCTTGGATCTATTTGTGGTTGCTTCGGTTCATACTCAGATGTATGGACCCAAAGACCATTCCATTCTTGCACCATTTCTCTATAAGGAAATGCCGCACCAGAACGATCAGAAATCATTAATGCATTAGTACCTTTAGAAAATCTTGCCATTATATATTTGGATAATAAGTTTTCGGTGTAATATACGTACTTGCCGCTGATCCATCCTCCGCTAAAGCTCTTGCTAATTCATCCTCATATAATAATTTCATTTCTTGAGTTCTTTGAGGAGCATATTTTTGAGATAAATAATAAGTTAATCCTGATATCATACATGGAATAAATCTGTAAGGAGCATCTGATGCATTAGTATAAGCTCCTGCATCTTGAATTCTTTTCACATAATAAATATTAATATAATTACTTGCTTGAGTAGAAGCAGCAGTTGGATAAATTGTAACTGTAGTTTTATCTATAAATCTTTGGACCCAAAATTGACTTGGAGTTCCTTTATTTAATTTGTTTGAAAAAGCTGCGTAAGTATCTCTACTAACTTTTGTTAAAGGTAAATCAGTTTGATCGGTTGTATTATAATCCGTTCTGTAAGAAGCGGTCATAATATCAGTTATACCATACACTCCATTAACAGGAGCAGTAGTATCACTTGTTCCGTCTGAACTATTTCTATAAAATGTGTAAGTTTGAGTGCCTTCAGTTAGATCAATATTCGTATCACCAATTTCCCAAAAATGAAGTCCTCTATTTCCCCATTCTTGAAAAAGAATATTTAATGATCTTCTAGCACTTTTAATTTGATGACCGGCAGTACCAACTAGGCCAAGTCTTTCATAAGCCTCGGCAATGATATCATCAATGGCAAGGTTTTGATCAAATCCATAAGCGCCTGATGTTGTGTTCGCCATCTAAGCTCCTATCCATTATACAGGACGTTCATCTGATCTATTGTATCCAAAGTATAAGTCACAGTTAAACCATCCACACATAAAACTCCTGGAGCAGGGATATTGAAATGAGTTTCATTATCTGCTGAACCATTGGTTCTATATTGCATAAATGGAGTTGAACTAGTTGTTAATGCACTTGTAGAATGAAACTTTACATCTTCTGCTGTTCCACCACTGCAACAAGTAAAGCCTTTAAGTGCTGTTCTTCCTGCAAACATTCCCATTCCTCTAGAATTATTAAATCCTAAAGAAACATTTCCTGCTGGTTGAGCACTCATTTCAGCTCCAGTGACAGTTAAAAAATATTTAGTCCCTGCTGTATCAGTTGCTGAACCTGGTAATGTAATTACTTCAGTTTGAGCTACACCATTTAAATCTGTACCTGTTAGAGTTACAGTTTTTCCACTATCGGAAGAACCTGCTGTAGTTGCAGTTATAACGGCTCCTCCACCATTGTGAGTAGAAGCAAAAGCAGTGTTCGCCATTGTGAAAGATGTATTCGGTCTAGCCGCAGCTGCAAAGTAAGTAGTACTTGCCGTTGTTTCATCCATTATTGTTTTTACTTTAACATAAGTTGATTGCATAATTTTCTCCTAATTATTCTAGGCTCCCGAAGGAGCCCAGATTAATATATTAGTTTGTGCCGTTAACGCCTTGTAGATAACTAAAGTTAATTATCCACTCTCCAGCAGTAATAGCTGCGCCGAAGTCACATGTAACAGTTACTAGTTTATCCGCATGATACGGACTAGTGTCACCATATGAAGTGTTCATACAATTTGCATGATCAGGTACTAAACCTCCAGCACCACCTGCTCCACCTAAGTTATACTGTCCAACTGCTCTTAAACTTGCAGATGTTGTAGTAAAGTAGTTTAGATCGTGAGTGTTAGTAGTACTTGATTGACCTATGTTAGCTCCAAATTCAAACGCTGCTGTTTGACCACAGTCTTCAACAACTATCAAAGAAACATTTGTAATTCTCGATTGTTTCGGAATTATAATATTGTTTGCTAAGTTAGAGTCTACAGTTGAACCATAAGATCCACTTGGTTGATAACCTGCAGTACCAAAACCAACTCCTGGAAAACCATTGTAAGTTGATTGTAAAAGTACAGTCATTTTATCTGTTGCTATAACACCAATTGAAACGTTACCTGCTGGTTGTTGGTCTGCTCCACCAGCTGTTAAGGTAACTTGTGCACTTGTAATTGATGCCCAAGTTTTAACAGATTGTGTTGTAGTCGCATTAGCCATAACCTTTGATTCTGTTTGCGGTAAACCGTAAATATCAGTTCCTGTTATGACCATTGTGTTATCACTATCGTCAGCTACAGAAGTTATAGTAACTTGTGCTGCTCCACCATAACCATTAATTGCTGGTAAAATAGTAGTTCCAATAGTTGCTGCTGCAGTTTGAAGCACCATAGCTCCGTCTGCTGGTCTAGCTGCCGCTGCTACGTTAGTAGCCGCTGCACCTGTTATAGTAAACGCATTGTGATCAAGCCAAAAAGATTGACCTGCTTGCACGAAACCTACGTTTCTTGTTCCGCCCGGTGAATAAGCACCTGAAACGGGTTGATTATTTTGCTGGATATTACCTTCGGTAATAGGTCCAGAAAAGTTTGTTTTTGCCATAATTTTTCTCCTTTTCCTAGTTAGTGTGAATGTAGTCTCTAGGCCGTCGACTATACGCGTCTACATCCAACATTTAAAATTGTATAGTGATTTTTTTATATAGTAGATTTTAGAAGAGTGCAAGCGATCCTTACAGAAATATACGATTTCAGCGATGTGGCGTTTATCTAAGTAGCCACAGAAACTTCGGGGGCAGAATTTCTAATTGCATTTTCTCTATCTGCAATCTTAGTCTCTTCGAGTTTGATCTCTTTGATAACATCTCTAATAGCATTATCAATTTTGACCATATCCAGAGTATATTTACCTTCTTGCTCATACTCCAGTTGCCACCTCAACTCCAAGGACCTCTTTTGTTTGTATAGGTCTTTGACCATCAACAACCTCCTCATAGGTTATTCTTCTCACTCTTGGATCATTCATTTCTCCAAGATATTCCCATTTTATACTCTTATCTCCTAGTTTGTCAACTATTGAATTTTCAATGGATTCAACATTATCCTCCGCTAAAACTTCAAATTTAGCTGTGTATTGATATGCATGGATTTGTACTAGGAATTTTCTCATATTTCTCACCATTTATTATTAAATTATGGCGGAACTATGTTCCGCCATAAAATTAGTTTAGATTACGCACCTTCAACGCCGAAGATACCTCTATAGTCAGATGCGCCAAAAGCGTATCTTTCTCTAGCTTTGTATCTTACGTTACCAGTATCAAAGTCCCCTTCCATTGAAGTTGTCAATGGAGTTCTTGAGAACATTTTCATACCATTAGGAACGTCCGTAATAATGTACCATGAATCAGCATCAGTTAAAAAGTTATTAACTCTGTAACCTTGTGGGATCATTCCCATACTGTTGATTGCATTGATGTCATTATCAGCTGTCTGAGTTCTACCTTGAGATTTTAACAATCTCTCAGCATTGAACTGATTTGCAGAAGGAACGATCATTTTCACTCCTTTAGCTGCAATTCTTAAACCTCTTTCATCAGTCATAGCAGCGATGTCAATCAGTGCTTGCTCCATAGATGTTTCGTTTAAGTCAGCTTGCGTAGTTAAAGTGTTCGAAACTGTACCTGCTATAGTCGAGTGACTAGTTGCAAATAAGTTTGAACCATCACCTGTTTGGAACGCAGATGCTGCCGCTATTGACGGTAGACCATTGTTCAAAGGTAATGCTCCTTTAACTTCTTTCGCATTGGACATAGATCTTGCTAATGCTTTTGTGTATCTAGAAGAAAGTCTGTCATAAAGGTTGTCCTCTATTGCTTCTTCTGTGATAGCAAAAGCTAGCGCGATCGTTTCCATAGTGTAACGAGCAGTGTAAGTCTCTTGTGCATCATCATATGCAATGCCTTGACCTTCTGCTTTTACATCAGCGTTAGCGAATCCAGATAACATTACTTCCTCTTCGAAAGCTCTGTCACTTGATTCAGTTGTGTATATTTCAGCGTGTTGATTGTCGTAACGCTTGTACTCCAGCCCAAATAGTGCATTTAGGCCTGGTTCTAGTTCTTTAACTAGCTGTGCTCGTGATATTGCCATGTCT